TTATTTCTCATCACGCTAGTAAGTTTTCTTATAGCGCTGTCTGCTGTTGATTTTTTGCCGAGGCTTAATGATTTTTCTATTTCTAAAATTAAATCACTCGCTTCAGCGTACTCTTTCATCATAGAGCCGTAGCCCGGAGCTTGCTTTCTAATGATAGAGCCAATTTTGTTGTAGACTTGTTGGACCGCTATATTTTGAGCCTTCGGCATTGATTGCCAGTCTATTAAACTGCCAACTTGCTGTTTGAGCGCGTCTATTCCTTCTGGTGTGTGAAACTCAGCTGGGTCGCGCCTTTTCCATTCATCTACAATTCCAATCACATCTTCAAGGATTGATCCTGTTTTTTTATCTAACGGAACTCCCTTGAAAGTATTGTTGTCTATAGCTTTTTGGACAGATTGAGTAATCTCATCAAATTCTAAAACAGTAGTGTCTTGTGCCAGAGCTTTTTTATTTTCCCTATATGCCGCGCCTCTCCTTGACCTCATTTCTCCAAGAGCAGACCGAGCGTCAATAAGGATTTGCTCTGCACTTGAAGACCCGCGCATATTCCCCCTGAACACTTCACCGGGAATGCCTCCTGTTTTTCCAGCTTTGAAAGCTTCTGAAATTGGCGCTCTTCCGGTTCCACTAAGAGTGCCGACTACGGCCTTCACTGCCGGAACAACCGAACGTCGCGCAACAAGGCTTGCGCCTTTGCCCGCTATGGAAAGAGGATCAACAACTGAACCGGCCTTGCTCACTGCTTGAGCGCCGGTTTGAACGGCGTTAGCTATTCGGTTGGTTGCGCCGCCTGTTTTTGACAATTTTCCAGCAAGCATTGCACCTTTGGCAGCGGCCATTCCCCCGCCTGTAAGGAAAGTCGAAAAATCAGCCAAAACACCAACAGGGTCTGTGGCTAAAGTATTTTTCAGTGCGTCCGTTCCACCTTCGCCAACGTAACGGTCAACGAAAAATTTCCCCATCGCATCGGCATATTTTTCTTTGCCCATAGGGCCGCCGGTCCAAGAGTCGGGAATAAGTTTTTGCGCAGCGCCCAATCCTAAGTCATATACAGATTTTACCGTGTCGACAGGGTTCGCAACCATGTTGACCATATCGCCACCAAATCGAGCGGCGCTTGGCCCTAAGTTTGATAGAGCCATGCCAGGAACGTCACTCCACTCAAGTGGGGACGCGGCAGCGGCAGCGGCGGCAGGGGCAGCGCCGGGAGTAATGACAGGAGCAGCGGCAGGGGCAATCGGCGCAGTAGATGCACCATTCGTTTGTGAAGGAGTTTTTGCCTGTGACGTCACATATTCCTTAACGGCTTTATCAATGACAGCGCTTGGCGTACCAGCCGGAAATTTTAGTTTTGCGTTTCCGACTTTAGCTATAATTTCATTAGCCACCGATGGAGTTCCCCTCTATGTCATATTCGACTACTTGGGTAGAGTCGCCAGCGTCATCAGCCTCTTGCGTACCCATGTCGTAAACAACATTTTCAGGGTCATATCCGTAACTAACCGCAAGGTCTCTGTACCTGTTTTCAAGGTCTTTATATTCGGAATATTGAGTTTCGTATAACATCCCGCCTCTTTTAAGGAAATCAGAGCGTTGGCTTTCGGTGAGCCTCGTTCCTTGCCTAACCTTGTTATATTGGGCGACAAGTCTTTCGGCGACGCTTCCAGAATTTTGCGCCGTTGCAAATTCGCCTTCCCTAACTGTCGACCCTGGGTCCAAAACTTTCATGTAGTTAAAGATCAAAGCCAAATCGCCTGCTGGACTAGGGTCTTTTGCAGATGCCCGAATACGCCCGTAGGCATCTCTAACTTTTACGAAATCTCCAGTTTGTCCAACAAACTGTGTTCTTAATTTCCCTTCTTGCTCAAACACTAGTTTTCCAGAAGCGGCTGCGGCTGCAAAGTTTCTGTCGGCAACTTCTATTGCCCTAGTGGCAGCTTGAGCCTCAAGCGCGGCTTGCTGTTGCATTCCGCCATACTCTAATTCTATTGCGGCTTGATCCGCTTCTCTCGTTCCAGCATTTCTAAGAACGTCCAACATAGGCTGAAGCCCTCCGGGAGTTCCTTCTGTAGCGGCGACAGCTTGTTCTTCGATAATTTGACCGCCGGGGCCGGTTGGTGTTTCAATTCTTTCAAGCCCAAGTGACGCAACGTCAGGAACTGACGGATCGTCTAAAATTGACGTTGGAGCGGTAACTCCAATTTCTGTTTGAAGCAGTGAAGGGTCTGCGCTTGCAGGGGCTGGAGGATCGGGAGCAAAAGAAGCCGGGGCCATTGGCGTGCTAATTACCTCAGGAACTGCCGCCGTACCCTCCGTGCCGCGACCCGCAGTCAAAGCTTCGGCCATAGTTTTTCTGAAATTGTCTTTTTGGCTTTGAAGCTCCCGCTTGTCGCGACCCTTCATATAACCGCCAAGCGCCCCCGAAAGTGCCCTGTATACACCCTCTTGAGTAGACCGAACGGGAGCAGTGCTCGTTCCCCTTTTCATTAAAGCGTTCAGCATGTCCTGATCAGGAGCGAAATCATTTATAGTGGTCATTCCCGCTTTATTTGCGGAGGAAAGAGCCGCCGTTGGAATTTTATTAAAATTTACGAGTGCCATTTTAGCTACCTCCGCCTAATCTTCTGCCGACAGCCGAGCCTGCTGATGCGCCCGCTGGGCCGCCTGCCATCAATCCAAGCCCCGCACCAGCCAGCCCAAACAAACCGCCCATCGCGGCGTTGTTAGACCCGACTTGCTGATTGTAATTTCCAAGAGCGCCTTGGTAGTTAGCGTTGACCTGGGCTTGATAATTAGCCGGGGCAATCGACCCTTGTGGCGCTGCGCTAAACTGAGGATTACTGATCCCCGGCCCGGTGCCCATAAGCGCCGTCGTTTCGTTCAGCGGCACGTTGCGGAGGTAAGCTGCCTCTTGAATGGCACGCTCGCGCTCGTTGCCTTGTAGGCCGTACAAGCCGGACTGCAAGTTGAAAACTTGCTGCGCGTCGGAAAGGCCCGCTTGACGTTGTTGCGAACGTTCTGCTGCCGCACGATCCCTTTCAGACGCTTGCGTTGAAAACGCCGTCTGCTGTAGCCCCTGAACGGCTGCCTGCTCACTCATCGGCATACCGCGAAGCGTTAGAGCCTCGGCTGTAGCACGTTGCCGTGCCGTATCCCCAAGGCCGAACAGCCGAGACTGTTCAGCACCGCCAGCGGTAACAGCCGCATTAAGAGCTTGTTGGTACGCATCATTGCGAGTTCTGCCTGCGGACTCAAAGGCGCTGTTGTAGGCGTCACCTCCGACAGAGAAACCCTGGTTGGCAAGGCTGGTCTGTAGGTCGGTGTTTGCCTTAGCGAACCGGGGATCAAGGCGTGAAGTGTATTGGTTGTATACCGAGTCGATAGTTTGTTGACGCGCCGCCGCATCTCCGGTTGGCGCAGCGGGCAATCCACTGAACGAAAACGGCTGTGCTACTGACGCCGCACCTGTGTTAGCCGCTGCCGCAATGCCTGACGACGTTGGCGCAGACGGCAAGCCTTCATAGTTGAACGGCTGCGATAAAGCCTGACCGGCGGCGTTAACCGACGACTGAAGACCAGACGTAGTTGGCGCTGAAGCCAATCCAGAATAAGAGAACGGCTGTTGAACCGCTTCAGAGACTCGGCTTGTTTGATCTGCCGCAAGAGTGTTAAGCGCACCCGTCGCCCGCGTCTGCTGGTCAAAGATGTTCTGCTGACCAGGGTCAAGGGTTGTCGTCCGCCGATATGGCGTGATCCCTGTGTCAGGGTTCTCCACCCCATCTGGCGAATATACGCTTGAACCATAAGGCGTGTATTCGTTGATGCGGTTAAGTTCCGCCTGAGCAATTGCGGCTTCGCGGTTAATCGCGCCTTGAGCAACAGCCGTCTTCATTGGATCAGGAGCAGCCGGGGGGCTTGGCGTTTTCTTACCCATTTCTAAGCCATCTCTCTTTTGCGGTTTTCTCGTATAGGCCGTATGTGCAGGCTGTGTTTCCGCCTGCTGCGAACGGGTGGACGCCCTCAAGAACAAATCCAAGCTTGCTCATCAAGGTGCGAGCCTTCTTGTTTGATTTCTTGGTAATTCCAGTCATCCGTTTCACACCTAATTGGATAAACGGGTATCGCAAAAGCGCCCGAACAGTTCCCGGCGTGGCCCACTTTTGGGTCGCGGTGACAAAAGTTATTTCAATGTCATATTGCCTGTAGTTGTGATAGACGGCAACCCCGCAGATATCCGTGCCTTCTGCGATCCCTATGGCCGTCAGGGGCCTGCAAAGTGGCGCACACTCTGGGTATGCCGCTTCTGCCCATGCAGCCATTTCTTCGTCATGCCCAAATACAAGGTGCTTCAAAGGGCATTTCCGGCTTGCCAAATCATGTCATAAGCCGAAAAAGAAATGGACAAGGATTTGTCAGCCCCTCGAATTGTCGGGGAGGCGCACTCCCCCAGGCCGTAGACAGTTGCCCACGCGGACACTTGAGTGTTGTCGGGGGACCAATCCGCTTCGCCCCATTTCGACGTATCCCAAACGCCGCCGTTGATAACAGGCGGGGTCGGAACGCTTGTCGGATTGATGTCAGAGAAATTCACGTTCAGGTCGATGGCGATAGACGGCGATCCGTTGCTGCCGAAATGAGGACGGCACATCGTAAACAGTTTCTGCCGGCCCTTTGTCCCGAAATATGAAAATGCCGGTTGGATCGTCCACTCTATGTTCGCGTCGTTGTCACTAGTTCCGGTATCAGCTTTAAAAATAACGCCGCCGGTTGTTGCTCCAAAATACAGGTCGCCGTTGTACAGCGCCCAGCAGGCCGCGTTTTGGTTGACAAATTTTCCCCATGCACCCGTCTGCGTGTTGACGACGTACTGATGCGAAACGCTTATGCTAATTGGAATGTTGAACAAGGCGTAACTGCCCTGCGGGTAGTGGATCGATTGCCATCCAAAGATGTTTCCATAACTTCGCGCAGACAAAAGAAACTGGTTGCGAATGTTATCAGACAGCGACTTGCTGGAACTTGCGACTTGGTCAATCGGCAGAAACACGGAAAGCGGAACCGCGCCGTCTTGAGTGATGACGATCAGTTCTGCGCCGACCTTTTCAATGCACCTCCGCCCGATTGGCTTGCCAATCGAAAACACACCAACAAGGCTCCACTTCGAAGCGTCCGAAGGGTCGTCACCGTTGTATAGGATGCACTCGCCTTCGCTGGTGATAATGACGAAAATGTCGTCAGGCCCACTACCGCCATCTCGTGTCCAACTTCCGCAAGCCTGAATCTTGCCGCCCTTCTTGCACAACCCGCCAACGTCAAAGGTTGCCACCGTCCCAGCAACTGACACGATTGGGAGATATCCAAAAGTAAGGCTGTCGTTGAATGTGAAGAACAGGCGGCGCTGGTGCGCTGTAACGTGGACGATGTTGGCGGCTGTGACGCCTCCTAATGTTGGCGTCGTGAACGCGGAGCCGTTGTAGTAGATGGGAGCGTCTTCGCCATTGACCATGAAGAGGAAACTCCCGCCAGAAGTTCCGAACATTGTCGTCTGCCAGCGAGCGTTGGTTTTTCCCGTTGCTATAGATGTTGATGCACCGGCTGCGGACGAGTCATAGATAACAGACCCGGCGGCGGATAAGAGTTTATGCGTCGCCGGTCCTGCGTACTCAATAAGCGTCTCGACAGCGGCAGAGCCGTTCCCTGTGGAGTGAGAGGCATATCCACCTCTGACCTCTACGTCGGTCATATTGGGGAATACGTTTTCCAACTCAATGGCGAACTCTTCGTCCATGTCAGCCAAGGCATCCTTGGCGTTCCAGCCTTTGACTGGCGCGGGGATGGTGCCGCTTCGAGATGTCGGCGACTTGGCGGAATTGACTTGTAGCGGTTGCAAAAGCATTCGGTGCCTCTCAAACGAAAATTAACGCTGTGCGACGGCTACGCCCAACTGCCTTCTGGAATGTAGACGCCGCTCATGCCACCACCGCCCTGCATGTCGAGGGTCCGCTTGCCGCCAACTCTCGCCATCTGGTTCGCAAGTTTCTGCTCGTACATTCTGAAGTCTTCAGAGTAGTCCAAGCCGTTCTTTTTCTTAAAGCGCCACACGGTGCCCAGCATCATCAGGTTTTCGTCAAGGACGCCCACGTCACTGTCGGCGGTCCACACAGATTGATTTGCGCCTCCCGAAGCCTGACAGAAATACGTTGATTGATATTCAAACACCCAAGTGTTTCCGGCGACAGGAGCCGGGTAGGCGTACAGCTTGCCGCCCTGCATTCTAAAGCTGGAATAAGGACCGGTTGCCGTTCGAGCTTTTAGCGCCTGCCACTCTGAGGGACTTAACGGCCCGGAAACCGGCTCAGACAGTGTGCGGTTCCAAAATGTTGAATTGATAATGTAAGAAAAGCCGGGGGCTAAAGTGGTGACAACCCCCTGCAATTCCGCCGCTAAAGTCGTGTGAGTTTTCTCAATTTGCGTTTGGGGCCAAGCGTATCTTTCAAGAAGCTCCTGCCCCTCGGTGTTCGCTAGAGCCAAAAGAACCCTGACGTTCTGGTCTGTAGACGCAATTGCGACAGACGGGCGGCTCAAACCAATGGTATCGCAAGCGTTTTGAATTTGAGTCAACAACGTCATGTCAATGTGTCCTATCCAGCGCCGGGAGCTTGGCTTTGATTTTTAGGCGGACGGCCTCGCCTTTTTGGCGCTGCGTCCTCCTCGCTTTCAGATAGTAACCCCTGAATCTGTCGGTCCCTATCTTCAATTGTTTTTCTCAGGTCCGTTAACTCTATTTTCAAGGCCGAAACAGCCTCGCTATTTTTATTCGTTCCTGCTGCGGCGAGGTATGCCGTCGCTTTTTCCTTTAGCGCGTGCGATCCCATGCCCAGCTTTCGCAACGTGTCAGCGTTGGCGTCGGCCAAGTCCTCAACCGTCCTAACAACGGCTGCGAGGCACATTTTCAACTGAGCGGGCGTAACCCCCGGCCAATTCTTTAGATCGGACCCGTTGACAGAGATTTCCCTGCCATCTTTCCATTCTTCATACGCGGCGTGGGCAAACGGCGACGGCGGCTTTCGGTTGCCGTTGCCGTGTTTCCACTCTCTCAGCAACTCGTCTGAAATGACCTTATCAACGACAAGACCGCCTCCCGGCATTGTTATCACGGCATATTCAACGTCTTTGAAAACAGGCATCCCCTGAGAAATTGACGCTTCGCGGTCTTCTTCTGGTCTCAATTCAAAATCGACATAAAACCCATGCCGTTCTTCAGCCATCATTTCAACCATGCAATCCATACCTCCTGTTTATGGAAAAGAAGGGGGGCCGAAGCCCCCCGTCTAAGTTAAGCCGCAGTAGCATCATCCATAAACGGACGCTGAATCTCAAACTCAGCAAGACCCGTAGATGGAGTGTTAACAGCAGACGCACCCTTTGCGAGTTTCACGCGATCACCAGCAACCACAGCATCATCGATGCTGCCAGCCGTAGCGGTTGCGAAAACCAGACCGTTGTCTGCGTAGCCTGCCAAAGCCTTGCCGACTGCCTTGCCCGAAATCTGATACCAGCCAAACGAACTGGCAACATTAATGGACATTGAAACAGCAACAGGGCCGATGGCATTAGCAGCCAAAAGCGTCGTCGAGTTGTCATCGGCGTTGTAGGTCACGAACGACCCCAGAACCGTTGACGCCAAGCCTTTGAGATAAACAAACTCTCCAGCGCCGTATGCCGTAGAGGCTACATCGACGGCCTGGACAATAGTCCCAAGAACGTGGTTCTGGGTTGTCGAGGTGTCGTCAATGTTTTGCGTACCGGCGATGGGGTTAGTGATGTGGTAGTCAGACATCTTTTCTTCCTTTCAGGGAAAAGAGGGTTGGACAAAAGCCTAAGCCTTCATCACGCCCTGAAGTGAGCGGTTGGAGACAGTCATGTTCCCCTGCCAAATAATCGGAAGAACTTGAGCGTCCTGATTGACGGAAGATTTCTCAGGAACCTCAGTCCAGTTCGCGTCACGATGGGCGCAAACGCCGATGTAATCGGTGTTGAGGAAATATGCGTGAGCATCCGGCATGCCAGCAGCAGACGAATCATAGACAACATCAGCGCCCTTGTACTTCAGGGACGTAGTGCCAGCTTTGATGTCGGTGGTGTTGGTGTAGCGTTGGATGCTGGTCTGACTGTTATCGAAGAACGTGAAGTAAGTGTCGTCCATCAAAATCAAGTCAGGCATATCGTTGTTCCGGGTGAGGTTCAGCCACAACGGAAGCATGAGGCTTTCGATTGTGGTTGCACCTGGCGTGATGCCAGCGCCGCCTTGCAGTGGGCTTGCCGCCGACTGAAGGATGCTTTTCCAGAACGTATAGGTGGAGGAGTTGATGCCACCGACTGTGCCCGTACCCGCATCAGAGACAAGAGCCTGAAGGCCATTGATCTGGTTGGCGGTGGTGCCGTCACTATACATATCGCTGGAGAAGTTATTTCCGGCGGTACGCATGGCGTTCTTCAACTTGTTTTTGACAAGCTTAATGACGCCCTCTTTGCCGCTGTTCTGGCGAACTTCAAGGCCAGACGCAACCACATTGATAGCAACCTGTTTCCAAGGAAAGTTAGCAGCCGTGAAGACTTCAGACTGCGCGATGCTCAGCGTGTCGTAGCCGCTGTAGCGTTGGTAAGTTCCGTTCTCTGCGTAGTCCAGAGGAATCTGGATTTCCCAGCCGCCCGAAATAAGATCAACGCGACCCTTTTCGGCAAGACGCTGGTGAAGCGCCGTGTGGTTGGAAACATTATCTTCCAGATACTTCTCTTTGAAATGGCGGTAAGTGATTGCCGCAATCTCCGTGAAGGAGCTATTCGCACCCATGATGTAGCCTTTCGAGTTAAGCCGTCATGCGTTCGTCCACCAATGCTCCGATAAAGTCATCTACGCTTTTCGCTTTCTTGGCAGCAGCGGGTAAAGAGCCACTTGACCGTATGTTAACGCCTCCAGCCTTCCGGGCTTGATTGGCAGCTTTTTTTGCCTTCACAATCCGTTGACTTTCGCTCTTAGCCTTTTCATCAATACCAATTTTTGCAGACACATCCTCGTTGGCTGCTAGAGCCATCTTGTATGCCGTCTTTAAATATTGTGAGTTGGAAAGATTAGGCTTTGATTGACGGAGAGCCGAAACAATCGGCACCATTTCAGCCTGCAACTCTTGATAGAATGGAGTTTCCGAGGAAAACTTTTCTATGTCAGACATTACGACTTGAGTGGTTTTTTGATGCTCCACTTGCTGCTGTTGCGCGAGATGGCCTTCGAAATATTGAAGACGCTGTTGCATGGCAAGCATTTGAGGATCGGCAGGCGCTTGCCCGCCGTTTTCTGTAAGCACCGACAGGGGAATTCCACGTTGTTCAAACAGATAGCGCGTGAAGCCAACGGGGTCGGCACTGGCAAAGTCAGACAGAGCGAATAGCTGACCTACAGCCGCTCCCTCGTCCATACCGTCCAAAGCCAACTGTTGTCTTCGCGGGGCTATGACTTGTTCAATCTTTTCGTAGTGTTTTCTCTGTTCAGCAACTTCTGTAGATTTCCGTGTGTAGTCGCCTTCTTGTTCCTTCACACGATCCACAAGCCATTTCTGACTTGCGGGTGGAAGTTCATAGAAAGCTTCACGGTCTTTTGCAGACATAGATTGCGGCGCGGAAATGGTCTGAGATGTTTCAGGTTCCCCATCGCTTTCGTCTACGGCATCTTCAGTCGAGGCAGCCTCTGCTTCGACATCATCTGGTTTAGTCTCAACGCTTTCCTCTACGTCAGCGGAGCCTTGCTCTTCAATTTCTTCAGCCTCAATGGCGTCAAACTGTTCGCCCATGAAATCGTCCATAGACTGCCCAATGACAGGCTGCTCTGGTTGCTGTTCTTGTACGTCAGACATGAATACCTCCTATCAAATGTCAATCGTATGCGCAATGGCGTCAACTGACCTGTCAATAGCCCGGTCGATCTCTGCATTGCGATCTTTTACGCCGTTTTTCTTAACGTCCTCGAACTCACCTTTTTCGTGAACCCGGCAACCGTGTTGCTCTAGGTTCTGCTTATGCTCAATGCGACCGTCAATGGTCCTGCCCGTTATGGGGCATTCGTATGGCTTGTAATCGCCTGCAATCATGGGCGCAGGAAGCAACGAACGTTTTGACGCGGACACAGGCTCTTTCGGCGCGATATAGTCTGACCTCCGACTAAAATCGATGTCGTCGTAGTTCGTAGAATAGTTCTTCAGCCCCACGCTAAATCTCCGTTGGAATTAAAGTGCTGACTTGCTCGGTCATCACAACGTCTGGCGTTGCCATTGATGAAATGATCCGCTCCATGATCTCGGCGGCTTGAGCCATCGAGGCTGCCGCTCCGCTCACGTCGCCTTCAGGACTAGACTGAGCCATAACGGCTTTTGCCAAGTCAACTTGGCGCTGCTTATCTGACTCGGAAGCCTCGAACTGCATACGCTCTCGTGCAATTAACAAATCAATCGTCTGATCAGGCTCTGGCTTTTGCGCTTCAAATTCTTTCAAGGCCAACTCTCGGCTTTTCAATTCTAGTTCCGCTTGCTTAATTTGCGCGTCAGACTGGTCCTTGGCTTGATCCATCTGCATCTTTGCTTGATCCATCTGTATCTTAACTTGAGCCGCCTGGGCCGTTGCCTGCGCCTCTTGCTGCATCACTTGCGCCTGTTGCTGCGCTTGCTGCTGCTCTTGCTGTTGAGCCTGCTGCTGCGCCTGTTGTTGCGCCTGATCAGGCTGGCCTTCAGGTTGCTCATTGACCATATCAAGAGCATCCTCAACATCTCTGCCCATTTTGAACCGGCGCACGGCAGTCATCAAAATAGACTTGGCACCCTCTTCAGAAATGTATCCAGACTCCACCGCAGGACCGGCAACTTGGATAAACGCCGCAATGCCTTGCAGCAATTTAGTGATGGCGTCTTGGTCGGCAATGTCATCGCCGGAAACCGTAGAATCTGTCTCAATGTCGATCCTGTAGCAACGCTGATTATCGTCACGCAATACTTGCAGGCATTCCTCGATAGTTGGCTTCTCAAGTATCTCTTGTATCTGCGGAGGAATGGGCTGCCCCTGCGCCTGCTGCACCAACATCTGCGCCTGCATCTTTTCTTCAGGCGTTGGCAGCTTTACGTCGGTCATCAACAACAACGTGTCAGGCTGAAACTTCTCCGCCATGATCTCGGCAGCCATGCGGATCAAGTCTCTGGCGTACCGTTGTATCTCTCGCTGCATGTCGTTCAGGCGCATCGTGCCGAACTGCGCCTTGAGTTGCTGCGCCCCCAGCGTCTCGGACGCCGACGACGAGCCGCGCATAATGTCGGCAATGCCCGTGATCTCGAAGATGGTTGTCTTAACCGCTTCGCGCTGGTTGTACAGGTAAACCAGAACGCCAGCGATTTTCTCAATAGGCCAAATCCAAACGGCGCGTTCTAGTCCGCCAGCCTGCATGATCGGCAGGATGTCAGTTGCCGGAAGTAGGATGTTTTCACTCGAGTCCAACAAGTTCGACATCTCAGTAACTGTCGAGTCATAAATGCCGCGAACCTTGCACGCCTGGATAATTCCAGAGATGCGCTTGGTGATGTTGTCGAGTTCGTCGGCCTGATCTCTGTAGAACCGAAACGGCTCCACTGGCGTCAGGCTGTCGGTGTTTTCTGTAGCGTACAAAGGACGCGGAACAGGAAAGAAATTCTTTAACTCAAGCGGGTCGTCGTCAGTTTTCAGCGGACGCTCCTTGAGCGTCTTGGAAATAAACACAACCTTCTTTTCAGACTTTGACCATATCTCCCA